AGCTTGGTCATGCACATGGCTACACCTTCGTATAACATCTCTATCTCATTCTCTGTTTTAGTTACTCGCCAAATCGTATATGCATTCAAGAGTAAACTAACGATTAAGATACCTTCGATTAAAGTCATTTGCGTTCCTGTTGTTGAATTAGGGCTTCTAGATACCATCGTGCTTTCTTAAGGTCTTCTACGCCATTCTTATATCGCCATCGGTGTAGGTATTTGGCTACATTCCCTCGGTAGTAACCTGTGAGTTCTTCGTCGTTAAGGAAGTCCTTGATATACTCTATACATTCGATACTACCTTGTCCGTAATGCAATGGTTGATTGACGTTATCAGTCATAAGTTCTCCTTCATAAATACCTTAACCCACTGTGCGCAGATGTCGGATCGTATAATGTCATCTACACCAAACTCAATGATTGGCACAGGTAACATGTGCTTCTTTGCTAGGTGAATAACCTTAGACAGACCATCAGCTTCCTTTAAGTCTGACTGTTGTATATCACCATTAAGTACAATAGTGGTATCTTGACCTACCCTTGTCAAGAGCATCTTAAGCTCATGTGTGGTAATATTCTGCGTTTCATCCACAATTATGAAGGCATTATCGAAGCTACGCCCACGCATAAGTGCAAGAGGTGCCATCTCAATGTTGCCATTCTTGATTGCAGTTTCGACAGTTCCTTTACCAAGGTGCTTCTCCAATACGTCTAGTACAGGTAATGCCCAAGGCATTGTCTTTTCCTGTAAGTCACCCTTGAGAAAACCTAACTCTTTACCTACGGCAACGTGAGGTCTTGTGATGACGATTTTATCAATTTCTTTCGTCGTGTAGAGGTCGGCAGCATAAGTCGCCGTAACGTACGTTTTCCCAGTCCCCGCAGGGCCAAGGATAAAGACTTGAGAGTTTTCTTTAAGTGCATCCAATAGCTCTTTCTGTTTGGTGGTTTTAGGTACTATACCAGAAGTAGATTTAGCTGTAGCACCCTTGTAATTGGTTTTTCGTCGGGTACGAGTTTGTTTCTTTGGGGGTTCATCCATCTAGTTCAACCAGTTCTGCTGATGTGTAGGGTATGTGAAAGAACAGTTCGCCTTTACGAATGTATCGGCCTTTAGCTTCACCCAGACTTTCCTTTGTCAACAATGTGTCTTTGATACGCCATGCTTGTTTCATATCCTTACGGAACACGTAGAAGTTAAGCACACCATTCTCTGACCCATGTTTGTCTAGGAGCCTCTGTTTTCGTTCAGGAATGCGTATTTCTGACCAGTGTGTAGGCCAGTCACCATCCCATGCTACCTTAACCTCTGCCTCGTTAAAGTAAGTGTAGCCACCTTTTTGTGATACGACATCAACATAGTAGTTTTCCTCTGTGTTTACGATTGTATGACCCTTCTTCTTTAACAGGGACACAAGTGCGTTCTTAGCAGGTTCGTCATATGCCTCGTATAAGGCACGACTAAACTTCTTTCGGGTTGTCATTAAAGTACTCTTTCAGTTCTGTGTATCCACCTATATGCTCACCTCTGAATGTCCAGATTTGAGGGACAGTCTTTATGTCTGCTTTCTTGAACAGGTCCAGTATCCACTTGGACTCTTCAAGGGAGTAATGACTAACACTACCCCCCTTAGAGTTGATAAGCTGTTTAGCTTTGTCACAATATGGACAGTTCCGTCTGCTTACCATTACGTACATCATGTCAAGTCTACGATCTCACAGCTATCCCCAGAACATGCCATAGTCTGCATACCTGCGGTGTTGTCCTCTTTCTCATAGTCTGACAGCTTAGACCAATCAATGTCTGTAGGCATTACCGACAACAAGGTCTCATAGTCTGACTTCTCACAGTCCTGATAAGGTGCTTGCTGATAAGTGTGATCAGAGTGTGGCAAAAATGATACACCAGACATTTCGTCAAAGTGTTCATATACAAACGCACCTACAGATACCCATTCCTCGTCACGAACTGATACAGTCACAGAGGGTTTATGCTCACACCATGCACGTTGATACGTTAGCCATGTTTCTAGTTGTTCAATGGCTGTCATGTCGTTACGTGTTACTGCACCTGCTGGAGACTTCTGTGGGAAGCTAAACACTGTTGTTGTGTCTGGTTTCATCACACAAGGCTCACTAGGTACACCTTGATCAATCAGGAATTGTGTAAGTGGGTCCTTATTGTCTCCACGCACCGTGCGGATGTAATAAGGGCTGTGACGAGCGTGTATCCCACTAGCAGAATCAACAAGTTGGGAGACAGTGCCACTAGGTTTGACACAAGTGATAGCAGCAGAAACAGGGATACCAAGACGTTCAGCCCATTCAGCATTAGTAGAGATAGCGACATTTTTTAGATGCTCCAAAGTTTTAGCTAACCCAGCATTAGCACTGGTCATTAGCGGGTTGTCCATTATGCCTGTTAAGCTGACACCTAGCAGACGCTCTTCTTCCGTATTTACCTGCCAGTCACGTGACAAGTATGGGAACTTTGTATAGGTAGACTGGATCGTACCTAGAATTGTTGCTTGTCGTACCTTACGCTCAAGGTCCTCTAACGAATCAGTAGCACGTACCACAACTTCCGTCAAGTTGCAAAATTGCGCTGATCGCAAAATTATCTCCGAACATGGATTCGTGCCAAAGTTGTGTTCTGGGTCACGTCTACCATTTTTAGCTGCTTGCTTCTGTGAAGCTAAACGGTTGAAGATACCACGTTCACCTGATTTACTTTCGATCAATGCTGTCCATTCACGCATGAATGTCTCTGCATCTGGTTTTTCTGTGTAGGCTACAGAGTTATTAGCTAATGCACGGTAACCATAGTTTTCCCACCACTGACCAGACTTAGCGTGACGTACACGGTCATCTGACAGGTTAGACAAAGAGATCATAGCAGAACGACGAACACCGCCTACAACAACGATCTCACCAATCTTACACATGATGTCGTGGCACTCAATAGACGATAGCTTACGTCCTGTAGCACCTAAGAACTTATCAATAGTAAAGTTGAACAGGTCAACCAGAGGTGCTGGACCAGATGCCCGACCACCAAAGGTCTTTAGTCGTGCGCCAGCAGGTCGTACTTTTGATACGTCCCACTGTGGAATCTCACCTGACCATAGTAGTGCTAGAAGCTGACGATATGCTTTAGCCCAACCCTCTTTGCTGTCCTTTACTACAATAGTTGTCTCAGACTTAAATAGCTTCTCTGGTACTTCTGGCAGCTTCTGTACATACTGACGCTCTACAGAGAAGCCAACGCCTGTACCACACAGTAGGATAAACATAGCTTGGTCGAAGCGGTGTGGCTTGTCTACAGCTACGTAAGAACAGTTGTACATACACGTATTATCACGGGCGGCGGCTGGACCTGCTGTCATCATAGAGCGCATAGATGGCATAACCTGTAGGTCTAGGATAGCATCACGAATATCTTTGATGTAGCTGTCGTCACCTGTTAGGGGCTTAACAATATTGTCCATGTAACGGTCAACTGTTTCTGACCATGACTCACGCTTTTCGCCAGTCCAGCGAGCATAACGTGACAGTGCAATAAAGTTTTGGTAGGGGGTAGGGAGCATGTTGTTTGTCATTATTATTCTTCTTTTCCTCGTCCACGCATTGATTTATCTTCACCTAGCCATACAAGACGGTCAATATCGGCACGTGCAATGCCAATGTCAGCTAGTTCTTTATCTGTTAGTGCATTTAGTTCTTTAATTACACGACGGTGTTCACGCCACGTTACTACGTAGTTCATCCACCGCCACCACCATTTCATCATCGTTTGTCTCCATTCCCACTGATAACCCCACGTTCCATACGGTCATGCAGTTTTTCTAAGTTACGTGTTGCCACTGTTGTCATGTCTACGTTCAAGTCACGGCAGAGTGCAGCAATGTACCACAGACAATCACCTACCTCGTCTGATATAGCAGCACGGTCAAACTTACCGTCACGTAGTATCTTCTTTACCTTGTTGGCTACCTCACCAGCTTCAGCAGCTAGACCTAACGCAGGGTAGATCACAGCGTGTTCAGAGCCATAGATAGCTGTACCTGCTGCCTGATGTTGGTAGTAGTTCATAGTAATGTCTAAGTCCTCATTGTAGTACTCAAACGCTTCTATATCTGTTTTATTAATCAATGTATCGTTACCTCTTCTTCGTCAAACTGTATCATTGCGTATTCTGCTAGAGCTATAGCTTGATCCTCTGATATTTTTGGATCGTTTAAAGCTCGACCCACAAGTAAGTATTTAGCCATGTTTCTCAGCTTTTCAATATCTTGTTCTTCACTTAACAGGTCATAAACTTCGATGTAGTCATTCATCAGATTAACCTACCATAAAACTGTGTAAAGCTGCTCGCATTCTTATCAAACAAATACCAAGCACAGTTATCCTTTCCTGTATGCTTACTACCCTCTATCCACTTCACCCGACCAACACTAACAATCTTACTACAGTACGTCATATACATTGCTGACTGTTTTGTATGCGCCCAATCTGCATCAAACAACAGCCAAGTAGGACATATGTCTATCCAGTGGTCTATAAAGCTGTGTAGAAACTCTCGTTCCCACGGTGGGTTAGTGATGCAGAAGTCCATCACCTCATACTCACCAAAGTCAATATCAAGAGCATCATGCTGAACAATGTCTGGATGCTGTGGCTCAATATCGCAAGCATATAAACAAGTTCCGTGTCCATCTGTTAGTTCATGGATATGTCGGATAAGACGACCATCTCCTGCACAGGGTTCAACAAAGTCAAAAGTACCTTGCGGAAGATGGTCGATCAAAGGTTCAACGGCCTGTATTGGTGTCGGGTAGTAGTCTCTTTCAACACGTTCAAAGTTAGACCGTTTTCCCATTGCTTACTCCTTTATCCATTCATCGGGTATCATTTTATCGGCATACAGAAAGCCGTTCTTACTGCACCAATCCGCATAAGAAGTCTTAGACCCCTTGCGAATTTTGTTTCTAGAGTTAGAGAAGACAAACCTGATATCAAGTTCTGGATGCTGCTTCTTCACTAGAAGGTGCTTCTTCCTGTCTTCGGTGGTGAACCTCCCTTTGGACTCAATAATGACCCCATTCGGTAGGATAAAGTCGGGTGTGTATGTCCTATTCTCGTGTACCTCATATTTGATCTTTAGGGTCTCGTACTCAAATTTAACTCTTCGTCCCTTTAAGTCCTCAGAAATCTTATCTTCAAGCCCAGACCTGTAGCCATTTTTTATCGCATATCTGGTGGTTGCCATAGCTCTTCCTCATACCTTCGTAACCATAGTAACCTAGCATTTTCTATTACACGATCTATGTCACCACTATAAGCATTGATACATCGTTCATACATCTCTTGCTCTGTTGTTGCACCATCTAATAGCTTCTCTGCTTTTACTGGACCAACTTTATACAAACCAATAATGTTGTCTGCTGCATCACCTGTTAGGATTTGCTTATAGAAGAACTTAAGACCTTCCCATTCACTGACATCTGACCACTCATTACGACCAAAGTTAAAATGTGTACAGGGTATCTGTAACATATCTTTGTCGATAGAGGCCACGACAGTATCAGGGCCATGCCTAGTTGCTTCGATTGCTATAAGGTCATCTGCCTCTTCTCCTTCACTCACGATAGCTCCAAACTTTTCTATGGCATACAAACGTACATGCCCTAAGTGTATCGGTTTCTGTGCATCTTTACGGTTGCCTTTGTAGATATGGCTCTTTGCTACGTCAAACCTAAAGTTACCTTTACCAGTCAAATATATTTCATACTGATCTGGTGTCGGAAAATCTAAGCATTGCTCAAGAATGTAGTCGATCAGTACCTCAAACTTTTCTTCTGCATCCTTGGGCAACAAGTCTTGAGTAGCAAAGGCTGACCTGTAAGCAACAATGTCACCGTCGATCAGCACTTTGCGTTTACTCATTACCAAGATACTCCGAAGGTCATTTCACCATCATCTTTCTCAAAGCCTACATCTTCGACATACGTAAAGCCCATTGCCCTAGCTGCATCAGCATATAGCTGCGACAGACCTTGTAAGTCTTCGATGTTACGAGTCATGCTCATTTCACCGTCTACTCCATCTTCTTCGATGTCGTTAATAGCAGTGATGATTACTTGCATTAAAATACAGGCTCCTCTTGAACATATGGCACATGCTCTGTGATGGCAATCTTCTCCATCGTAACGATCTTGTTGTCCCATACATCAAACTTGATGATAGCTTTAGTACCGTTACCAATAAGACCTAAGCTGTCCCATGAGTATGGCTGATAACCACTGTCAGTCTGCATCAGGATTTCAGGTGGCCCCATAACTACGCCATTTTCTCCTGTATCCTTGTTGACAAACTTAGGGTTCATGTGGGGCCGTTTAGCCTTGTAGTATTCTTTACCCTCTTTGTCTGTTTTAAAGAGTTGAGCCATCATACCACGGTTCGGGATACCGTCCTTAATCATCTTGGCTTTTGCTCCTCATTGACAACACAGTTAACAACGTATTGACCTTGTGTTTCATCAAACTTACGAGCCATGTCAGAATCATCTTGTGGCCCCATGTCACGATCNTCTTCACGTAACTTGGACCATTCCAACATGCATTCTACGTATACTTTCTTACCCATACTGGTTCCTTTCGTCGAGTCTGGTATCTATATATANGTACTTTTTTAGAGACTTTGCTACCAAAGTTCCATATTTATTTCTAATGAACATCTGCATANGTCCGTCCGAACTGTGCATCTACCCCAAGGTCTACATTAAGTTGTATCTTGTCGTTGACCTTTTCGATTGCACGTTCCATAAGTGATTGTATTTGTTGCTCTTCTCCTTCTTTTACTAATGCTATAATCTCGTCNTGAAACTGTCCGATAGTNTTNACACCATTCTTGCGACACATTGCCACCCAACTATCAAAACAGAATACGCCTGTACCTTGGTTCAGTGTACTAAAGCGATCCTTATCAGACCGNAGAGAATACCAAAACTTAGACACAGGGTTCTGAACCCACATAGAACCGAATAGCTCACGTACACGTAACCCTTCTGCCACCTTCTGTACTGACCAGTTACGTGACCAGAATGCATCTAGCAGGGTCTGTGCCTCAGTTCTTAGTCATACCTGTCTCACGGGACAGTTTAGCGGCTCCTACACCATACGTAGCACTGTAGTTCACAACCTTGTAGTTCTTACGCAGTGCCTTAAGGCTACGTTCCCCTGAATTGTGCTTGTCGATATCATCTTGTGTGATAACACCTGCGTGTTTAGCAAGGTCAAGGTGAGGGTCAAACCCATCCTTAGACATCTCAGCGACATAATCAGGGTCTAGTGGTTTCATGTAGTGTCTCTTCGTCGTATCCTCTAACGATGTCATATCAGCACCACACAGAGTGTAACCTTCAGGTGCAGTTAGGCACCCTCTGATTTCTGCTCCGTAGGGTTTATCAACTGATGGCAGGTTGACCAATGGTCGGGCGTGACGAAAGCGGAGTGTGTTAGTGAACCCTGCAATAGTAGCTTGCACGTATCCATCGTCTTCTGACTCAACCATTGATCTAAGGATACCAATACGATGGGTAAGAACACTAAGGCCATCAAGCAAAGCAATAGAGGGTTCCTGTTCAACCAGTTCACGTACTGAGGGACAGAGTTCTCCGTCTTTCCGTACCTGTTCCAATTTCCGTTCATCACCTGTTACCTTGTCTCTTAAGAATTTGAAGGTTCGAGGTTTCCACCCCAGACTAAAGAGCCAATCTTTGACTTGCTCCACAGAGTTAGGATTTGCCCTTTCTTCTCCCACCTTAACCACCAGACTTTGTGTAGATACTGGTTGCCGTTCTTGCTTACAAAGCTCAACCCAGCGTTCCCCATGTGAAGATAGACTACCATCTTTCTTGTGCATGACTTTTGGTTTTTGTCGTGTTGCAAATAGATTACGTTTTGGCATTGCGTCAGCGAGGGCTTCTGTCTTTTCATCTTTCAGGGTCTCCCATTCCTGTAGGTGGGCCTTAGCTTTGTCTACATCTAATTTCCACCGTAGGGTCTCTTGCTCTCTAGCGCAGTCCATCTTGAACATCAGATAGTCAATGAAGCGGTCTTTGTCTTCACTGTCCTGATACAGTTTGTTTAACTTAAGGTCTAGGTCACGATAAAGACGAGTGTTGATCTTAACGTCTTCATTGCAGCGGTGAGCATACTCTTCTGGTGTTAGGGTGTTCCAGTCCTTGATAACTGGTTTAGGCACTCCATAGTCCTCTCCGTAGCCCTCAAGCCCATGTCTCATACGATCATGATTAAGATACCACGACAAAGGTAGAGTGTCGATCAGACGAGCCTTAACTTCTATACCAAGTATCTTTTCCACGGCAGGGATGTCGAACCTGATGATGTTGTGACCAATGAGGACAGGTGCTTCCGTGAAGAAGATACGCATAGCCTCATAGTCATGTGTATGATGCACATTTCCATCGTTACCCTTCCACGACAGGACGTGTATCTTTGTCATCTGATCTAACAGACCGTCTGTTTCAATATCGAATACTGGCACTATATTACCTCTCGTAATGTGAACGTATCGTAGTTGAACCGCATCTTACCTGCTTGGCCTTCCTCAGAGGATGGACGGTTCTTCTCAATCTTGAGATACGTTGTGTTGCGTTCCTGTAAGTCTTCAGCTTCTTTGTCACGATACAAGTCGATGATAACTGATGCACGTTGACCAATCATCTTACAATACTTGAAGTCACCGTTCTCGTTAGTGTGACCAA